GCCTGAGCAGGCAATGCAGCTGCCAAAGTGATCCCCAATACCAAAAGTGTGCGGGTCATTTGATGCCAGCTTTGGTGTCTTTGTTGTCAACAATAGTCGGCTTCTTGTTACCGCCGCCATTGGACTTGCGTTCAATACCAAATGACGCCATCGCGCCAGTCAACAGTGAAGCGACAAAGGTGTTGTCCATCTTCATCTGAGGGAACAAGCCTAGATAGGAGACGGTGAGCAGAGTGGCGCTCCAAAGCAAGACAGCGCATTTAACGAGGTCGGCAACGCCAACGCCTTCTTTTTCGTGCTGCTCTTCGGGGTTGTTGGCCATGACGCAACAGAGCTACCGTTACAGCGTAACTAAGTCAATCCAATGCTTCTAGTTCTTAAGCCTCTGGTCATGACGATGTGGCGCTCCAGAGCGTTCAAAGAGTTGATCATTGCGATGTTGGAGCGGATTGTTACCCGCACTGACAACGATTTGGATGATCTTGCTGTGAAGCACCTGAAGGATTTGCTGTTGCCTGACACAAGGATTGAAAAATAGGTAGTGTCCGGCATTATCCAAGTGACCTTGCTGCTTGGGGCCATGGGTCTTGCGTTACTGCCGTTTTTCCAGTTTTTTCGTGGCACGCCCCATCAGCTGGCTGCAATTAAACAACTTGAGGAGTCAATGCCAGCGGAGCTACTGGAGGAGCACGAAGCTGATTGGTTTCAGGCGTGGAAGGAAAGCGGATATGACCAGCAGGTCTTCATGCCTTATTTCAAGCAGCTCGATAACGAGACTGGAACGGGATACCGCGAGTGTTTCAGTTCAGCAGCTGCGATGGTGGCAGCGTTTTACAAGAAGGTTCGAACGGATGATGAGTACAACAAAATACGTGCGAAATACGGAGACACCACGTCGGTAGAGGCTCAGATTGCAGCGTTGGAGAGCCTTGGCTTGAAAGCTGAGTTCCGCAAGGACGGTGACGCTGACATGGTGGAGCTAGAGATCGAAGCTGGTAGACCAGTGTTGGTTGGCTGGTTGCACGCCGGAAACATGCTTCGTGGCGAACCACCAATGTGCAATGGCCTTGGCTGTGGTCATTGGAGCGTGATCAGCGGTTATGCGGGCAAGAACAGCAACGATCCAGAGTGGATCATGCAAGACCCTCGTGGCTACCCCGAGATGGAGAAGGGTGGTCATAGCAATCCGCATTTGGGGCGTAACGTCCGTGTGAGGCAGGCAGCGTTCTACCAGCGTTGGCAGGCGGAAGGCCCTGGAACTGGTTGGGTGATTTTGGTCTCTGAGTGAGTTCTAAGTAGGATTGATTTTTGCGTTTTAGATATGGCGGTTCTTTGCGATTGGGAGATTGCGGCTCGGTGTCGGAAAAGCCAAATGGTCGTCCCATTCGATGAAGAGCTGCTGAATCCAGCCAGTTTGGACCTGAGGCTGGGCGACTACTTGATGGTGGAGAGCATCTATAGCCCTGATCTGGTGCGTATCAACATCGCTGACAAGACAGAGGATGACCCGTTCATGCTTCAGTCCGGCGAGTTTTGCTTTAATCACCTGCTTGCTGGCTGGTGCGATCCAGGCTGGCACGGAAGCAAGCTCACACTCGAACTGAAGAACGAACGGCTGCACCATGCTTTGCCGCTGTACCCAGGCTTGAAGATCGGTCAGATGGTGTTTCATGCAATGTCTAACGTCCCAATGCACAGTTATCGGGAGACAGGGCACTACAACAACCACTTGACAGTCATGCCGTCCGTGGCATGAATTGATAAGAATCTTCAGGGCTATGGGCTGGGCTGACTGGATGATTGTCAACCAAAGCCTTGAAGAGGAGTTGGAGTTGGAACGGACAGTTCGAGACGTTAGGAGCTGTGCTGACGAAGACGCACTGAGGCAGCTGTGCGTGTCACTGGTGCGAACCAACTGGCATCAGGCCAAGTTGCTGAAGCAAGCAGTGGGTCACATCGGTGAGTTTGATGCGTCGATGTCTTGTTCAGACTGAGAAGTTTCTGACTCCAGGGGCTTAGGTTTCAGTCCGCGACCAATGAGTCTTGCGTTGACTCCACGCTGATAGTTATCTCGATCCTTGCTGGAAGCATCTTGGTACGCATCGTCGCCCCAGGCTCTTTCTAGGTATTGGTAGACGATTTCACGCATCCAAGCTGCAGGTTTTTTGTTTTGCAGCTTGGCGTCAGCCAAAAACATCTGGCCACGGTGTTCATCTAGCAAGACTTGCAGATAGACGCGATTGCCGTGGCTTGATCCCATGACTTAGTATTTAATGGCTAAATGTTACCACGTAATAGAGTTATCGACTTTTTTCTTCCACGCAGTTGCCTGAGCTGAGCGTGCAGTGGTGCGTTGACGGCGTGAACCGAGCCTGACCTCTCTGGCTCCCTCAAGGAACATTGCAGCCCTCTGGAGGTCAGCTGTTGTCGCCAAATGAATCGCCTTGTTGAGACGTTCCATAATGATCTGACGCCCCGATTTCGGTAGAGGCATACTGCATCGCTCCAGCAAGCGTTTGGTGGAACGTTAGCGTGCAGGAATCAGTTAGTACAATCCACTCCTTATTGTGACGAAAGATCTGGACGTTCATTTGTCACTGTTGAACAAGTAATAAAGCCTTTTGAACTCATGAATTGGCGTTGCGGTAAGGATGCTGACCTCAACATTGCAGGACAAAGCATTGATAACTTGTCGCTCCATGTAATCCATATTGGACTCATAAGTGACTTGCTCAACAGCTAACGGTTTGTCGTCTTGGTCGAACGATGTGAAGCGAGTTATCGCAAGAGGGCAATGCTCATCGGCAATCTGACAGTAGTGAAGTTGGACGTTTTTAATCCCCATCGCTGGAACTGAAGAGTTCGTTGAAGACAGTGGCAACAAGGCTTTCAGCCTGCTGCCTATCCAGACCATAGCTTGAGCGACGGCGAACCTTCGTAACAGCTTTGTGAAAATCATTCGTGGTGAGACCCAAGTGGTTGGGTGGCTGCATGAGGCGCTCACGGATCAATTCTGACCTGTGGATACCTTTTTCTTTGGCTTCAGCAGAAAGGCTTTCAATCAGCTCTTCTGGAAGGAGGGTTTCAACTTTTTTCATGGGTGGATGTTACTTACGCTTTGGACGTTTTTTACTCTTTCGAGACGGTTTGATACGCGGCTTGGCTGGCTTGGCTTTGATGCGAGCAATGGTCTCGTGATAGCCAGGTGGTTCTGGTACGCCTGAGCGCTCCAAAATCTCAGTCCAGTTCATCCCTCACGCGCGTATAGATGTCCAGGGTGTCCAGGGCGCTCCAGAATGCAGTGATAGCAATGGATTAGACCCTGGACACTAGGGGTGGACAGGTTAGAGGTGTCCAGCCTCTTCGCCAGACAGCTCAATCTCAACCGCTCCATCAAACAAACCCTGGACACCTTTGCTTTGTCCAGGGGTAGTGTCCAGGGGTAAATCCCGTTCCAGCACAGGGTTTATTGGAACGGTGGACACTTCCTTCAACTCTCCGCGTGCGAGAACTGCTGTCCAGTTCTTGACTTGTTTGCCTTCTGGGACGGATGAGACGATGAGCCCTCGCTTCTCCAGCCTTTGGAGCGATTTGTGGATAGCGGCTGGCTTGCCGTTGATGAGGTTGTCGCAGACCAGATCATCTTTGGTGCGGGACTCGGGGTAGACGATGCGGAGCT